GCTAGACGCCGCACTGTCCAAGCTGGACTTAGAGGCAGATCGCATAGACATTTGCTCACAGGAGCCTACGACTTACACAGAGGCGACAAGCACCTACACGCTAGGCAATAGCACCTCAGTATCGTTTGGTGCGCCAGAGGACGGTGATACGTCAGGCCGCAAGACAGCGTGCGCAGCGATCTCAGACGGCTCAGTGACAGGCTCAGGCACTGCAACGCACTATGCAATCTCAGACGTATCTGAGAGCCGCCTGCTTTGCACAGGTTCGCTTACAACGTCACAGTCAGTTGTGTCTGGTAATACTTTTACTGTAGCCACGTTTGATGTGGAAATCCCTGACCCAGCATAAGGTGTGAAATATGGTTAAGTTAGCCAATAGAGCTAAAGTAGCGGCAGCATCTACTGGCACAACTGCTGTAGAGTTGGGTGCGGCTGAGAGCGGCTTTCAAACGTTTTCTAGCGCAGGTCTTTCATATAATGACACAACGAGATACACCATTGAGGACGGGAACTCTTGGGAGATTGGTAAAGGTAATTACGCAAGAGGAAAGCTGTTAGAAAAAGCGCAATTGTCTCTTAACGAGCCAGTGTATTATACTAAGATTAGAGTTACCGATTTTCAATTTAAGTCAGACGGAACAAAACTTTATATTGTTGTTCAATCAGGCCACATATATCAGTATGCCTTAAGCACCGCGTGGGATTTGTCTACAGCCTCACTAGAGCATGAATATTTCTACAATGCCTCTATTGATACGATTACTTGGAAGCCTGATGGTACAGCCTTTTGGTTGCTTGGCCCTAGTTATGTCTTTTACAATGACGGCAGTAGTTCCCCTACGCCAACCCCTTGGGATTTATCAACATTTCACGATGCTGATTTTACTCAATATCTCCATAATACTTGGGATAACATTACTGCATATCAGGGTTTGTTTAATGATGATGGTACAAAATTTTATAGAGTTCTGTATAGCGACATTAAAGAATATAATTTAACAACTGCATATGACATAACAAGCAACACTACAGAGGTTTATTCTTTTTCATCAGATGGTATTGGTGGCCCCTCTGGTAGTGGCTACAGAGCCAGCTTTAATGATGATGGCACAGAGCTTTACTTGCTTATTGCCAATTATGTTATTTTTGCAAAATTCTCTTTGTCTACAGCATATGATTTAAGCACAGCATCATTTGATGAACTCTATATAGATAATGACCTTCATCTTTCAGACGGTTCAACACTTGCTTCTGTTGGCGTAGCCGAACCTGAAGGCTTTTATTATAAAAACAGCAATGAGATTTTCTTTGCTGGACGAGATGACCCGCCATATTCAAATTTTGTTGTTGGTAATTTTAAAGGCGGGGTTGATGTTATAACCAGAGATGAAATGGACGAAAGTTCAACTGGCTCATTGTTAAACTTGACATCAAGCGCAAAAGTTTTTGGTACAGCAAGTGCTAAAGATGTGCTTGAGGAAGCTATCACAGAAAAAGAAGGGACGTACACAGGAAACTGCGCTCTGGATTTATCAAGTGGCAATGTATTTTACATTTCTGACCACACCGATAACCTTTATTTCACCTTCAACAACCCGCCAACAACAGATGCAAGACCATGCCATTCTTTTACCATGAATGTGCTAGGCAAGTCAGTCACGACAACTTATGATATTGGGAATGCAACTCTTCTTGGCACAAACTTGACATTGGATCATAAGATATATGTGGGGCCAAACGCTTCCTCATCAGCCACAAGATTTTACTGTAAAGGCAGTGTGGTCAACGAAATTCTTCATTACAATTCAACTACAAGCCAGAGGCCAGATTTGGGCATAACTTTAATAGCTACTAAAAGTTTTAGTGAAGTAACAAACATAAATAGCTTTGATTTTAGCAGTGATGGAACTGTATTGGTTGTCTGTGATTTTAATGGTGGTAGGGTCTACCAATACTCTTTAAGTACAGCATGGGACATAACTACAGCTTCTTATGACAGCAAAACTATTACTTTAGTTGATGCCTCGGCAACTTGTGTAAGGTTCAATAATGACGGCACTAAGTTTTATAGCATGGGATACGGCTTTGATAGAATAACTCAATATTCTCTTAGCACAGCTTATGATATATCTACCGCGTTAATTGATTATTCAAGTAATCTAAACCAAGGGTGGTATCCTCTTGGGTTTGCATTTAATGGAGATGGCACAAGACTTTATATTTGCGAAAATCAGTACAACATAATCGCTCAGTTTAGATTAGAGAACGCCTACGATATCAAAGATATGACGTTTGAGACTTCGTATAGCACTGTATTCACACCAACTGACATACGTTTTGATTATAGTGGAACTGGGCAATACTTATTTGTTGCAAATTCTTACGATGGAACAAATGTTTATGATGTTAGCAATTCGCAAACTGCCACGTTAAACTTTCCAGCACGCACTTACAATTCTGGGGCTGTGGACGTTCAGTGGGCTGGTGGCACAGCACCAGATGCCCCCGCAGCAGGCGATATAACAGTATTAACATTTTACACACGCGACAACGGATCAACTTATTATGGCTTTGAGGCTGGGGCAGAAATGCAATGAACGTCTTAATTAGCAGGAAAAAGTTATGTTAGTTAAAGTATCAGGAAATGATTTGGTTCAGTATCCTTACAGTATATCTGACTTTCGTCGTGACAATCCTCAGACATGCTTTCCTAAAGAAATTACGGACGTAATATTACGCCGCTATAATGTGAAGCGCGTTACTGAGAAAGAGCTTCCGACTTACGACAAAATAACACAGGTTTTGGTTAGAGATCAGGAGCCAAGCAAGGTTATTATTGGCTACATAGAAGAGGATCAGGCAATAAACCCGATCACCAAAGAGCCAATGCCTGAGTTAATTGGTAATCCTATTTATAGCGGTGAGTGGGAGATAGGTTACACTGTTGAGAATAAAACCACAGAGGAAGCCGAAGAAAGTGTCAGGTCGCATAGAAACTTTCTTATTGCTGAAACCGATTGGTGGGCAAGCAGTGATTACACGATGACACAGGCGCAATCAGATTACAGGGTTGCTTTGAGAAATGTGCCGCAGCAGGAAGGTTTTCCTTATTCTGTTGTGTGGCCCGTAAAGCCAGAATAGGGGTGCTAATATGAGTATGTTGTCCCGCAGAATGCAAATGGCGGCGGGCGCGGGAACCCCTCAATCATTTACGTTTGTCGGAGTGAGCTACGCCACAACAAACTTCAATATACAAGTCCCATCTGGAACTCAGGAGGGAGATATTGCCATAGCATACTCGTCAACGGCAACTGGCCCTGCGCCAACTGTATATTCTGGGTTTACGGAAATAGCTTCAGTAAATAGCACTTTTGAGGACATGTTTCAGTATAAGCTGTTATCGGCATCAGACTTGACAACAACATTTACGCGCACAAGTGACAGCTATGATGCTGCAATAATGCTTACATTTAGGCCTACTAATCCCGTAACAGCTATACAAGTTTCATCAACAAACAATAGTGGTCAGACAAGCGCAATCCCCTCAACGCAAACGCTGACAGCAACTATTTATGACCCGCCAAACATACTAATTGCAACATATTCGTCATACAATACAGAGCCATCAATCAATGGTGCTTTCTGGAATGGGAATTACTTAGAAACTGGCGAAAATAACAATAGAATTAAGATGTATTATGAAATCCAGAATGACGCAAATACAAGCAGGTTTGTTGAAGCCAGCGGAGATTATGGAAGCTATAACATTATGATGAGTTGTGTTATAAATGTTTCGTAGTATTCATCAGGTGGTGACATGTTAGGATTTGACGCACTCGCAAAATCGCCTCTCGCAGATGATGGTGGTGTAGGGGGCGTAAATAATCTTACGTTTTCAAATATCACGACAACGCCTGTCGTTGACAGCGCGTCCGTCTTTGAAAATGAAACGATCCCTGCCACCGACATTACGGCTGGTGTTCCTGTTGTAGATAGCGCAAGCGTAACGGTTGTTTATAACTTTAGTGCGGATGACATAAGCACAACGCCTGTCGTTGACAGCCTGAATGCGTCAGTAATAAGTAACTTTACGCCTCAAGCGATTACTCTTGGCGCACCCATTGTGGATGATGTTGCTGCGGCAATAACCTCTAACTTTGTACCGCAAGGAATTATTCTTGGCGCACCTACAGTAGAGGCTGCAACTGTCGCGGTTATCTCTAACTTTGCCCCTGTTAGCATAGAAACAACGCCTGTCGTTGACACACTGCCATTCTTCCAAGAATACGCGCTGACTGTTGTAGAAATCACAGCAGGCATACCAACCCTGCCGGCACGATTTGTTTGGGACTATCAGGAGCCTCCCACCGACAGTTGGACAGAACAGGCTGATGATGATAGTGTATGGACAACTCAATCGGCAAGTAGCGACACTTGGACAGAGGCTACAGAGCCAACAGATACATGGACTGATGTGACTGACCCAACCGACACATGGTCAGAAGCTGCATAGGAGACTTAGATGGCTGATACAACAACAACAACGTATGGTCTAACCAAGCCAGAGGTGGGCGCATCGGCTGACAGCTGGGGTGACAAAATCAATACCAACCTAGATACCATTGATGACCTTCTTGACGGAACAACGCCCATCGCGCCAAATCTTACTGAAGGGTCGTGGAAAATTGGTGGCACTGCCATGACGGTCACGGCGGCAGAGCTTAATGAGCTTGCAGACTTTGCAGGTGCATTTGCCTTGCCCACGACTGACGGAACAAGCGGTCAGGTGCTGCAAACAGATGGTTCTGGGGGGCTTTCGTTTGCTGATAGTAGCGGAGGCGTCACTGGCCCTTCATCTACTACAAACCATGAAATCGCTGTTTTTAATGGCACAAGTGGCAGTGCTATAGAAGGTGCTAACGCTGTCCTTTCAGTTAGCACTGGCGCTCTTAGTGGCAAAATGGTGTTGGTTAGAGATGGTGAAGAGACAGGCAGTCCTGATCGCGTCGTGTTCGGTTTTAACAATTGGAATACGAGTGCGGGGGCTTCAAATAACAACATTATTTCATTTGGCGCAAACACAGCGATGGGGTGGAACACTATTGGCGCTTGGAACGGTGGTGGAGCCTTTTTTGGCGATGACAATGTTAGATGGACATCATCAACAGGATCACCCACTTTAGCAAGGTTCCCAGAGGTTTGTGTCGGTCATAGCAACTTAAAGTACAGCGCTTCTACAACAGGGGTAAGCGTAGACGCGAGAGAAGCTGTTTTTGTTGGCACAGAAAATGGCGGTAGTGGTTATTCTACAGCAACGGGAACAACCCAAGAGTTTTATGCGGGTATTGGCATTGGTGCTGGTAACTTGCGCACTATGGGGTCTGGAAATTTCACTAGCAACTATAATGTTGCTATTGGTGAAACTAACTTAAATTCAGGTTTTGTAGGCTCAGGAACAACAAACTACAGCTATAATATTGGGATCGGTAACAGTAATTTAAACGGGTACACATCTTCTACTTATGACATTGATTATGAGAGAAATGTTGCAATAGGCAGTAGTTGCCTGAAAGATAAAAACAATGGCGGCACTGGAACAGTCTCTTACAACACAGCGCTAGGCCATAGCGCAATGAGTACCAGTGGCAACGGCACCACATCAAACAACACCGCCATAGGCTATCAAGCTGGCTCAACAAGTTCGCCGTCAGGCAACTTGGCTGGCAACAGCAACAAGATCGTATTAGGCAACAATAGCATCACAAATGCTTACATTCGTGTGTCTTGGACGGTGACATCAGATGAGCGCGATAAAGCCGATAAGACTAACTTTAACCTCGGCTTAGACCAGATAAACCAAATCAACCCAATCACGTTCAAATGGGACATGCGCTCTGATTACTATGAGTTTGATGAAAATGGCGATGTTACAGAAAAGCCAACCCCAGATGGAACCCATAAAAAAGAACAAGAGTACCTTGGTTTTTCTGCGCAAGAGTTAAAGACCATCTTTGATGCAGCGGGCGCACCAGCAAAAACCATCGTAGACGACAGTGATGTTGAAAACTTGAAGCTAAAAGAAAGCGCATTGCTGCCAGTTATGGTAAATGCGATCAAGCAGCTTTCAGCAAAATGTGATAGCCTACAGGCACAGATTGATGCAATGGGGGCATAAAAATGGCTCTAATACCCCTCAAACTCCCAGCGGGGTTTTACAGAACAGGCACTGACCTTGACGCTGCGGGGCGTTGGCGTGACGGGTCGCTTGTTCGTTGGCGCAATAATTCGCTCAGACCGATTGGCGGGTGGACTGAAAACACGCTGATTGGCACAGATGGCGACTTGGGTATGACAAACACCCCACGCGCCATGCACACTTGGCAGGCGATTGATGGCACGCGCTACATAGCGGCTGCGTCAAACAATCAGCTTTATGCGGCACTTGCGAGTAACACGACATACGACATCACGCCGAGCGGTCTGACAGCGGGTCAGGTTGATGCAGTATTCAATACTGGCTACGGATACGGTGCATACGGGCGCGAGACGTACGGCACAGCCCGCACAACTGGCACGTTGACTGAAGCGACAACGTGGAGCTTGGACAACTGGGGCGAATATCTCGTTGCCTGCTCATCTGCTGACGGTAAGCTGTACGAATGGCAGCTAAACGGCGCAGTTACAGCAGCGCAAATCTCAAACGCGCCAATAGACAACCTTGGCTTGATTGTGACAGAGGAGCGCTTCCTGTTTGCTTTAGGCGCAGGCGGCAACCCTCGCAAGGTGCAGTGGAGTGACCGAGAAAACAATACTACATGGACACCAGCATCCACAAACGAGGCTGGCGACATTGAGTTGCAAAGCTCTGGCGAGATACAGACAGCGATCCGCACACGCGGGCAGACGCTAATCCTGACCACAACATCGGCACATACGGCGCGATACATTGGCCCACCCTACGTTTACTCTTTTGAACGTGTTGGAACGTCATGCGGCCTGATCGCCAGAAACGCTGTGGCAGATGTTGATGCGGGCACGTTCTGGATGGGTCAGCGCGGCTTCTTTGGCTTCAACGGCAATACCGTTTCAGAGATACCGTGCGAGGTTCACGATTATGTTTTTGGTGATCTGAACACCTCTCAGGTTAGCAAAACATGGGCATTGGCAAACGGTCAGTTTGGAGAAATCTGGTGGTTTTATTGTTCATCAGGCTCAAACGAGATTGATCGCTATGTGGCATATGACTACAAAGAGGGTCACTGGTTAATTGGCAATTTATCCCGCACATGCGGCGTTGAGCGCAACGTGTTCACCTATCCTATGCTGTCTGACGCAAGCGCAGTCGTCTATGACCACGAGCGCGGTTTGGCGCACGGCGGTGGGACAGTCTACGCGGAAAGCGGGCCAATCAGCATTGGCAACGGCGATAACATCATGCAAGTCACCGATCTCATTACGGATGAGCAGACGCAGGGCGATGTCAACGTGACGTTCAAGAGCCGCTACTATCCAAACGACACCGAATACACGCATGGGCCATATACGCCGTCAGACCCAACATCTGTGCGGTTCTCGGGCCGTCAGGTGCGCATGAAAGTAGAGGGTCAAACATTGGCGAATTGGAAGGTCGGCACGATGCGCGTAGAGGCTAAAGCAGGGGGTCGCCGCTAATGGCTGCACCAGTACTCCCGCCAATCACTGACAACCTCAAGGCGTGGGGGCGTGAGCTTACAACGTATTTGCAGCGCCAGTTGCCGCGTTTGTATTTCAAAACGTCTACAGACAGCCCAGCGGAGAACGGCGTTATTCTGTGGGATGAGACAAACAAGTACCCTGTTGTGTCCAAGGATGGCGCGTTTGTGCAGATTGTCTTAGAGGACGGTCAATACGCTGGCGCAGTCACAACAAACCAGACAGCGGCAGCTATAAACACAGCGTATGCACTAACATACACCTCTAGCATTGCTGAAGGTGTAACAAATGGAACGCCTGCAAGTCGCATTGTGTTCGCTGAAGCTGGTCAATACATGATTAGCTTTTCTGCGCAAATTGCATCAACATCTGGCAGCACAGTCAACTTCTGGTTTTGGCCTCGTATCAACGGGACTGACGTTACAGGGTCAACCATGAAAAACGCGCTGCACCAAAACAACTCCGTGCTGGTTGTGTCGCGCTCTGCGATTTTTGATGTAAGTGCCAATGATTATTTAGAGGCTATGTGGGCCGTAGATAGCACAAGCGGGTTTTTAGATGCCACAAGTGCAACTGCATTTGCGCCTGCCGCGCCTGCGTCAACGATTGCAATTACGAGGTTGCATGGCTAGGGGTGTTAATATGACAGATAATGTTGTACATTTATACCCAACGCCACGCGTGACAGTTTTGCCAGTGCTAGAGGATGACTTTGACAGGTTTCTGGGTGCAGGCATGGAGCTCATAGCTCCGGCGGTCGCAAGGCAAGCCAACAACGTCACCATGCAGGACGTTGAAGACGACATAAGAGGCGGGGGCGCAGTCATGTGGCTGGTTCACGTCGAGGACACGCTGGTAGCGGCCGTGACAACGTCCGTCGTAAAGCACCCTCAGAGAAACACCCTGAAGATTGAGTTTATGGGCGGAACGCAAATGGAGAAGTGGATGAACGATGCGATCGCAACATTTGCCAACCTCGCGCGCAAAGCCGATCTGGGCGCTGTCGAAGCGGACGGCAGAATGGGATTTGATAAATACGTAGACGCGTCACCGTTTCGCGAAATCTACAGACACTATGTGATGGAGTTAACCTGATGGGCTCGAGTAAAACAGAAACGCAAAAGATGCCGCAGTTTCAGGAGGACTTCCTGAAGGAAACGGTGATCCCGTTCGCAGAAGACTTTCTCGCTACGCCATATGAATCCTACACCGGCGAACGCGTTGCCGGCATGACGCCTCTACAACAGCAGGCGATGACTGGATATGGCGCGCTTAGCATGGGCGATCCGCTTTACGGCCAAGCGGCTGGAGCATATGGGCAAATGGCGCAAATGGACACGCCTACAGCAGATGCGGCGCAAATTGGTGATGTTGGCACAATAGCAGAAGCTGATATATCTCAATATATGTCTCCATATACAGAGCAAGTTATTGAGAGCGGATTAAGGGAATTAGGCGGGGCTCAAGAAATAGCGCTGAACAAGCAGGCAGCGCAGGCGTCTGCCGCGCGTGCGTTCGGTGGATCACGTCAAGGCATAGCAGAAGCTGAAACGCGTAAAAATTATGGGCAGCAAGCTGCGGACTTAATCGCACGCGAGCGTGCAAATGCATTTCGCCAAGCTCAGCAGGCAGCACAATTCGACATTACTGGCCAACAACAACGTGCAATCCAACAGGCATCGCTACAGCAGCAAGCAGGGCTTTCCAACCAGCAAGCCGCATTGCAGGCTGCACAACTACGCGGCGCTGGCGCAGCCGGACTTGGCTCGATTGCAGGGCAGCAGCTACAGTCGCAGCTTGCCGGACTTGGCGCGCAGACAGCCGCCGGAGAGGCGCAGCGTGCGCTGGCGCAGGCGCAGCTTGACGTACCATACCAAGATTACCTTGCGCAGATGCAGTATCCGTTGACGCAGTTTGGCGTGCTTACGGGTGCATCTGGCGCGGTTCCATCTGTCTATTCAACAACAACTCGCGATCCTATGGGATCGTTTGGAAACTTACTATCTGGCTTTGGCGCTATAGGCCAAGGCGGCGGTTTTCGAGCAATATTTTAAATAGAGGGATTTAAAATGATAATCGATCCAGAAACAGGACTTCCAATCCTTCCTAAAAATACAACAATATTGCCGCCAGATGTTCCGGTGGAACAGCAAACAAATTTATTTCCAAATGGTCTTCCGACAGCGGATGACCCAGAGCTAACAGTTGACACTGGTAAGCCATTGGTTGCCCCTATGGGCGACCCCGAGATGCCTTCTGGAGCTCCATTAGCTGCCACTATGAACCCTAATGTTATTGTGCCGCCTGCACTAAATTCGCTTTTGAGTAAGCCGATACCACAAGACCCATTAGAGAATCTATCAAGAAGCCAAAGAAGAATGCTTGGTTTTGCGGCGTTAAGGGATGCCGGACTTGCGTTGCAAGGTAAAGAGGGCACAGCGATACAATCAACGCTTGAGGGTTTCCGCGAACGCGCCGATATGGAGCGTAAGCGCCAAGCGGCCGTAGCACGTCAACAAGCGGTGCAATCTATGATGGGTGGAGCAATGCCGGCAGCGGCTGGCGGCGACATGATTGCGCAACTTGAAGCGCGTAGGGAGGCTATGCTTCAGCAGGCGTACTTATACCCCGACTTGGCCCCATCAATTAAGCTGTCAATTGATAACATTAACGCTGAAATTGACCGCCTACGCAAAGAAGAGTTTGCCAGCCAAGATACGGCAATGGGGGCGTCGACAGTACTTAACACTGTAAGTGATTTATCTGAAGCCGTTAAAGCAAACCCAAATATTACTGGCCCAATTGGTATGATACTTGGTGTCCTGCCATTTACTGAAGCTGGCGAAGCGCGACTAAACATCGAAACGCTGCGTGCGAACTTAGCGTTTGATACACTGCGCAACATCAAGGCTGGCGGGGCTACACTTGGATCAGTCAGTGCACCAGAGCTTGCGTTGCTAGAGGCAAAAGTCGCCAACCTCAACTTGAATAGGTCAACAGAGGCTGTCCTTAAATCGCTTGAAGAGATTGACCGCTACTATAAGCAGCTAGTGATTAACGCTTATAATCGCGCAGATGATCCAAGTAAGTTAGACGACATCTTTGGCGGGCGTCCAGCTTGGGCTGGGGGAGAAACCGCGGAGCTGCCGTCCTTTACGTTTGAAAACGCGCCTATTGGCGAGCTAGTTGTCGACCCTGAAGACAATAAAGTTTACAAATTCTTAGGTGGAAACCGCGATAGTGCGTCAAGTTGGCAAGAGGTGCAATTCTAATGGCTGGCCCATCATGGACAAAACAAGACAGCGAAGCGGCTCCTAAAAGCGGCCCATCTTGGACAAAAGAAGCGCAAGCTCAGCCCCCCGCGGATGCAACTAAAGTCATTACCGATTTTGGCGATGGCAGCTTCATCGTTGAGGGCACAAGCGGCCAGCCGACATTTGTTGACCAGATTTCTGGCTACACAACATCAGACATAGCCAAAATTTCTGAGATTGCGAAGTCTAAGGGCGGACGCCAACGAGCCGGCGACATCTACCGAGGTGAAATCGCACAAGAGATCGCCGGAGAGTTGCCAACACGCGCAGCGTCTATGGCAAAAGGCATTCCGTTTGTGCGTGGCTATGTTGAGCCGACATTCGCCGGAGCGCGCGCAGTTACTCAGGGCATGTCGCCAACGACTGCCATGGATACGATACGCGAGGCAATCGCGCGCCGTGAGCAAGAGGCGCCACTTACCGTCGGCGCATCACGCCTCGGAGCAGGCATTGCCACAGCGGCCGCCACAGCGCCGTCTATGACAGCTAAAAATGTTGTGGGTCGCACATTACAGGCGGCAGGCTACGGAGGCGTCTTGGGTGCGCTAGAGGGGCTTGTAGGCGGCTTTGGTGAGGGCTTGTTTGCTCGTGATGGCGGATTTGACGAGGCAATGCAAACAGCGCAGCGCCAAGCTGGCATCGGTGGCGTCGCAGGCACAGTGTTTGGTGCAGCAGGTCAGCCAGCCGCCGAAGGATTAAGCGCATTGTATGGCAGCTACCTACGTGAGCCAGTGCGAGACATTGTCGAGAAGATCGGTTTCAAGAAAGACGCAGCAAATGTCGTTGAGGAGTTCTTGGCCATGGATGCGGCGCAGGCCGTAGAGAGCGCAGAACAAGTTGGCCCGTATGGATCGATCTCAACGCTGGGCCCGAATACAGAGGCGCTCCTAGACGCCGTGGCTAACACGCCAAGCGAGGGCGCGCGGATTGCGAAGCAAAACCTAGACGAGACGGCGCTTGCAGCGTCACGCGATTTGAACGATCGTTTAAATAACGTACTTGGCGAACCAACGCCAGTAGGCGAAGGTATACTGACGCAGAAGTCTGACATTATGATCTCGACAGCCGCGGAGCGTCGTGAAGCGTATGAGGCAGCTTACGACTTCCAGATCGATGCAGATACCGAGGGCGGCGCGGCGGTGCTTAACCTGTTTGGTCGTGTTGATCCGTCAGACCTAGCTGGAGCTAAAACACTTTTACGTGAAGCTGGTGAAAACCCAGACTTGCTAGAGAATCCAACTGTGGCCACGATCGACTATGTTACGCAGCAACTTTACGATGCTGGCCAAGCCTTAAAGCAGCAGGGACAGGCGCGCGCGGCGCAGTCCAAGATGAACTTGGCTCGCGAACTACGGTCAGCGTTGGATGAGATTAACCCAGATTATGCAAAGGCACGCGCAGCCGGTAAGGATGCGATTGACCAGAAGCTCGCAGCGGACTTGGGTAACGACATCCTAAACCCACGCGTTACGCGTGAGGACGTAGCACTGGCTATGAAGAACGTAGACGAGGTTGGCGCGAAGCAGCTCAAACTTGCCCTGCGCAATCGCATCGATGAACTAATGGCCAACGCAAAGATTAATCCTCGCGCTCGCAATGAGGCGGAAGTCGTCGAGGCGCTTGCAGCCTTGAAAGCAATGAACAACCGCGCGGTTGCACAGAAATTGCAGCTTGCACTTGGCAAGGACGCAGCGGATGCACTTGGCGAACAGATCGCGCAGACATCTGGCGCACTGCTACAGCAGGCACAGGTTGCCGCAGGGTCACGCACTAACATTCGACGCCTAGTCGATGATCGTCTCAAAGAAGTGGTCGGAGAGCCGCTGGGAGCGACCGTGGGGCGCCAAGGCATTATTCCGACGATTGCGGGTGGTGTCGCAGATACCGTGCTCAGTGGGCCAAGCCAGCGCGAGCGTATCGCCGGTCTAGCAAGCGAAATTGCGCCTGTACTGACGCAGCGCATGACGCCAGCCGACTTGCGTCGTCAGGCGGAGATGATGCAACAGATGACGGGATACATCGATCGTGCAAGCCAAGGAGCGCGTGCAGCTCGT